GGCATCGTGGCCCCCTCGGAAGAGTTCGTGAGGTTCATCTCGACCAGGCGCGGGCCGATGTTCGTCGTCGTGGTGTTCGGCGTCAGCGCCTTCATGGCGTGGCGGTCGACGATCCCGCCGAGCAAGGCTCCAATTATGCCGCCGATGGGGCCGCCCAGCGCAGTGCCAACGGCTCCAAGGATGTAGGTTGCCATGCTTTAGTCCCCTTCAGTCTGTTACAGACCGGGGAACTTGAATACCCCCGCGGTCCTCGAACCCCAAATGCCGATGCTCGTCTCACGCACCCCGTAGCCGGAGTAAGAGTGGATCATGCTGTCCTCGCCGGACACGATGCCACAATGCTTTGCCACCGCTCCGAGGCGAGCCCTGAAGAGCAGGACGTCGCCGACCTGCCACCGCTGCTCAGCGAGCGGGAGCACGTGGCCTCCCGGGCCGTCGGCCGCCGCCACGAGCACGAGGTTGCGCTTCGCGGCCTCCATCATGAGCTCCTCCTTGCCGTACTCGCCCCACGTCTGCGTGTAGGCGGGCGGAAGCTCGGGATGGAAGCCGTGCAGGTCGAAGAACACCCCGCGGATGAGGCCGAGGCAGTCGCACCCGGCGCCGCGCACGGCGCACTGGTGGTGGTACGGGGTGTTGAGCCACGCCCGCGCGGTCTCCACCACGAGCTCGGGCGTGATGCTTCGAAGTTCGGCCATGGCCCTATCCCTTGCTGCTGCTCGTCGTGGTGGACCCCGTGTTGGTGGCCGCCGGGTCGACGTTCTTGATGACCGTATCGCTGCCGGGCATCATGTTGAAGCCCTGGAAGTTCACGATGTTGTTGAACTTGGAGTGACACATCTTGGACGACAGGTCGCAGCCGGCCGTCACCTCGAAGGTCCAGCCGACGGTCAGGTCGAAGGCCGGCGGGAACCAGAGCTCAATGTAGACGTTGCCCGCACCATCGTTGGTGTGGGACTTGACGTCGATCTTGGTGTTGAGGTTTGCGCCGCTCGTGAACTTGAGGACGCCCTGGCTGAACCACTTGTCCGCGAACGCGCCGAGGCCGGAGGCCTTGATGACGCGGGGGCTGACTGCCTGCGTGATCGTGCCGGTGCCTTTGAAGCTGGCCTGGTTCAGATTGAACTTGCACCGCGAGTCGCCCACGACAGCGTCGCAGGTCCGCTGGAACGTCCGGTTGGTCGCCTGACCTAGCCGCGACGAGAGGCCGCGCAGCTCCGCCTGGAAGGCCGTGCCGGTCCGCTTGGCTTCCCCCGTGTAGCCGTTCATCTGGATGATGCGCATGTTGGGGTTCGACGGGTCGCTCCAGTTGACCCAGAACAGCTCGACGTAGGCGTCGTCGTACTTGCCCGCGGCCAGGTCGTCCTCGTTGATGGACGCGCTCGACAGCGCGCCCTTCACCTCGAGGTTGTCGACCGAGAGCCCGAGCGTCTTGCTGATCTGCGTGGCCGTGAAGCCTGAGCCGGCCAGGAACGTGGTGCCGTCGAAGGTGAGGTCCTCGTCGTGGTCGGTGAAGCCCTGCACGACCCCGTCGGCGCGGGTGACGCGCCAGCAGTAGCACATGGTCGTGGTGCCGCCGTCGAGGTGCGCCTGCAGCGCCGCGGGGATCGTCCTCATACCCTGATCTCCTTGATCGCGATGTTGGGGATCGACCCATGGTTGAACGCGTCGATGGAGACCGTCAGCTTGGAGGCATCGAAGCGCACGGGGACGTCGAACTCGAACCCTGCCGTGATCGTCTGGCCTGCGGTCGGCGCCACCGAGAAGGTGATGATCCCCGTCGTGGTGTCGACCGTCCAGTCGGAGCCCTGGTTCACGCCGGCCTTGCCGACGAGGACCGTGCCGGCGACGGGCTTGCGGATGGTCCGCTGGTAGCCGTAGGCCCCGCTGACGTAGTTCTTGACCAGCTGAAACTGGGTCTGTGTCCCATTGCCCGTGCCGATTACCTGGTCATTGAATGCGGGCGTGTTCCGGGTCTTGCACGACTTGTAGTCGGCCCAGTCCTTCCAGCGGAAGCCGTAGAGCTGGCCGAAGCGGGCCTCCCAGAACTCGATGACGTCGTGCAGGTCGTTCACGTTGCGGAGGCCGAGCCCCGCGTCGTAGGTGCGCTTGGAGTTGGCCCTGGCCGCGTTGCGCTCCTCAAAGCCCGACACGAGCTCGACGATGTCGGTGACGCGCTCGGGGCCCCCGGAGGACCCCTTGCTGATGTCGTCCGGGAACCGGACCTCGTGGAAAGCTGCCATGTCTCAGTGCCTCACATATTGCGGTTGCCGCGGGACGCCAGGCGGGCCATGCGGGCGGCGATCTGCGCCTCGGAGGCCTTGAAGGACTGGACGTCCGGTGTCTGGATATTAAACACGACCTGGGTGTTTCCACCACCATTGGAGGGCTCGCCGGCGCGGGACACCGACACGCGCTCGCCAGGCGAGGCGCGGAACTGGACCAGCTGGCTGTCCACGCCGCCCGAGCCGCCGACCGTGAAGTCGCCGCCGGTCGCGAAGCCGAGGAAGCGGCCCAGCCCGGAGAACAGGCCGCTGAAACCGGAGCCGATGGAGCCGAACAGCCCGCCGCCTCCGCCGCCAGCACCCCCGCCAAGGCCGTCCAGGACATCCCCAAGGACGTTCTGGAGGACGTTCGTGAGCGGCTTGGTCACAAAGCTCTGGAAGGCCAGCCGCGCGATGTCGGAGATCATCGACTTGATGAGGCTGGAGAAGTTGACCTTGCCCGTCTCGATGAACTCGATGAACGCGTCCTCCGCGCCCTTGAAGACGCGGGTCAGCACGTCGCCGAGGAGCTTGGACTGCTCCTTCATGCGCTCAAGGGAGCGAATGTTCTGCTCCAGCTGGGCCTGCTCGAGCGGCGACAGGTTCACGCCTGCCTTGCGCAGCTTCTCAATGTCCTCGAGGAGCTGCTTCTGGATAGCCCGCTCGTCGTTGCCGAGGCGCAGGAGGCGGGCCTCCTTTTCCATGTCGGCGTTGAGCTTGCCCAGGGGGTCCAGCTGGTCGCGCAGGTGCTCCCGGAGCCGGCCGAGCAGCTCGTTGCGGCGCTCGAGCGTGATGAGGCCCGCAGCATAGGCCGCGTCGAGCGTCTCAGTGCCCTGGCGCAGCTTCTCCTGGGCCCCGGTGATGGGGTCGAGGGTCTTGAGCAGCGAGTTGAGCTTGTTCTGGAGGTTCTCAGTCGCCTTGGCCCCGGAGCCGCTTGGGTCCGGGTTGACGAAGGTGTTGGCGCCGGGCGCGGTCGAGAGGCCGGGGGTGTTCGCCTCGGCGGCGCGGCGGGCCTCGCTGATGGCGCGGGCGCGCTCCGTCAGCCGGTCGATGGCCCCGGTGGCGGCGTCCACGAGGCCGTCGACGCCGGCGCGCCCGTCGGCCATGCCGCGGTTGAAGGCGGCGCCGACCTTGGCGCCGACGTCGAGGGAGCCCGCCTCGATCTCAGACTTCCAGGACGAGAGGTCCACGGTCGGGATCATCGGGATCGACAGGGCGCCGAGCACCCCGTTGATGGCCCCGAGGATGCCGTTCAGGCCGTCCTGCACGACCTGGATGGCCCCGTTCATGGCGAGCTGGAAGATGGCGAGCAGCGCCGCGGGCATGACGTTGAAGGCCTCGACGATGGCGTAGTAGCCGCCGACCCAGACGCCCACAATCGTGCCGATCGCCGACTGGGCAGAGCTCATGACGGTGCCAAAGTTGTCGCCGAAGAAGGATGCGATCACGCCCCACGTGCTCACGACAAAGTTCCAGGCCGCGCCGAAGGCGTCGCTGATGAACTTGACAACCACACCGACATACTCGCCTGTGATCTGGAGCGCGGCCCTGATGTAGCCGAGGACGGTCACCCCGTCGGCGGTGACCTTCCACGCATCGCCCCAGGCGTAGATTGCGGCCACGCCAGCCGCGAGCAGGGGCACAATGAGCGAGAGGCCGCCGGTGGCCAGGCCGAGGGCCGCGCCGAAGGAGACCAGGGCCCCTATGGCCGGGGGCCCAAAGGCCATCAGCACGGCCGTGCCGATGAACGCAAGCGCGACGCCGAGCACCCCGAGGTTGTCGCCGAGGAACTTCATCACGTTGTAGAAGCCGAGCGAGAGGCCGGTCGCCTCGTTCATCTGGCCGAGGAAACGGGTGACCGCGTTGCCGAGGTACGTGAAGCCCTCAGAGATAAGCGGCAGCGTGTCGCCGAAGGCCGCACGGATGCCCGGCCCGGCCTGCTGGAGCGCGGTGATGAGCTTGGGCAGCGTGAGCTCACCCTCCTTGCTCATGCGCATGAGCTCGCCGGTCGAGACGCCCAGGGACGTCGCGAAGGCACGCTGGAGCGTGGGCGCGTTCTCCATGATGGAGCGGAACTCGTCGCCGTCGAGCTTGCCCTTGTTGAAGGCCTGCGACAGCTGGCGCATGGCGTTGGCGCTCTCCTGCACGGACCCGCCGTTCAGCTTCATGGCCATGGCCACGGTCTCGGTGATGTCCATGACCTCGCGCTGCGACAGCCCGAGCGTGCGGGTCGCCTGGGCGGTGCGCGAGTAGAGGGTCGCGATCTCCTCCATGCCCGAGCGCGTGCGCTGGGCGCTCTGGTATAGGGCCTCCTGAGTGGCCACGAGGTTCTGGGCGTCCGTCGACACCTGGCGCAGCTTGTTGGACATAAAGGTCCAGCTGTCGATGCTCTCCGAGAGCGCGCCTGCCACCTGGCGGATGATCGTCAGGGCGAGGAGGACGCGCCACAGGCTGAAGAAGGAGGAGGTCAGCCCGTTGACTGCGGGGGTCGAGCCGCCCGCGGCCCCGCCAGCAGCGGCAGCTCCGGCGGCCAGGTTGTTGATCGGGGGCACGGCTCCGCCCGCGCCGCCGCCGAGGCCCGTCACGGCGGTCCAAGCGTTGCGCACGCCCTGGGTGAAGGAGGCCCACACGCCCTGCAGGCGCGTGAACGCGCCCGCAAAGGCCCCGCCGAGCGTTGCCCCGGTCGAGGTCACGGTGCCCTGGAAGGTCAGGAGCGCCTGAGAGGCGGGCTGCATGGCCGGGGTGATGTCCCGGGCGCTAGCGGCGAAGTCGGTCAGCAGCCGCGGACCGCCTCCACCGGACCCGTAGAAGCCGGACATGCGGTCTCGGAGCGCAGCCATAAGGTATCCGAGAGCGACGAGCTGCTGAGACAGCTCGGCGATCGTGATGGTCATGGTGGACAGCGCCGTGGAGGTGCCGACGACCGACGCGGACATGCCGGCGCTGTTGGAGGTGACGAGGGCCGTCGAGCTGCTGAGGGCGATCAGGGCGGTCCCGAGGCCGACCACGGGGCCGAGGGCAGTGCCCGTGGTGACGGCCAGGGCGGTCGAGGCCGCCGACAGCGCCACCAGGGCGGTCGAGGCCAAGGCCAGCGGCACCAGGGCCGTGCTTGCGCTGCCGCGCAGCACGAGGAACCCGTCGCCGAGCGCCTTGACGCCGCCGGCGGCGCGGATGGCCGCGGCGGACAGGGCCCCGGTCGAGGCGAGGGGCGCGCTGATCTGGGCTGCGAAATTGGTCCCCGCGGCCGTGGACATGGCCTTGGTCAGGTCGTCCACGAGGCGCTTGAGCTCGCGGACGGGCGTCGCCGCGCCGCCCATGGCAGAGCGCAGCTTGTCGGCGGTCGAGCTGACGGCCTCGATGGCGGACCGGAGCGCCTGCACGGCGGGCGAGCTGTCGCGGGCGCCCTGGCCGAGGCCCTCAAGGTCTCGCTTGACCTCCGTCGCCCCCTTCTGGGAGACGACAATGTCAATCCTCTCTTCGGCCATGTCGCCCTGCCTTTCCGGGAACCGCTACTTGAAGCTGATGCGGAGATTTTGCACCGCCCTGCGGCCTGCAGCCACCGCCATCTCGACGAAGTTTGCGGGCGCCTGCTTGGAGTGCCCGTCGTTGAGCGAGCCGATGTGCTTCGCGTTGTTCACGATGTGCACTGCCGCGCCCAGGCCCGACTGGTAGCCGTCGATGGCGGCCAGGCCCGCCTCGAGCATGGCGATCCGGTTGGTGTCGGCGGTGGAGCCCTTCTCACCGGGCGAGTACGGCGGGATGGCGCCCGTGGGCGCAGTGCCCAGGCCAACCTGCCAGTTCGACACGGCCTCGCCCGTGTCGACGGGAGTGGCCACGGCCAGCTCCAGCAAAGTGTCGCGGGACGCGGCCTTGACGGCCGCGTCCCCGATCTCTCCAGCCTTGTTGGCGTAGAGCCTGATACGCCTCTCGAACTCATCCAGTCCCGGCATCCCGATCGCCCTCCGCTCGCTCGCGTTCCTCTTTCTCTCGCTTCCGAGAATACGCGAGGAACGTGTCGTCGAGGGCCCTCACCATGCGGACGAGGTACTCGAACCCCTCACCGGTGAAGCCGTGCCGATCGCCGTAGCGGTCGATGGCCGTCCATGGGATCGGTCCGGTGCCGAACCCCTGGCTTCGGCAGGTGCTCAGCTCCGTGAAGGCCTCGTAGTACATCTCGAGGCCAGGGTAGAGCTGCGGCGCGTTTGCGATGACGTCAGGCAGGGGCTGACGTCGGCGGATGGCCGCCTCGATCAGCCCCTTCTCGCTCGGTCCGAGCTCGAGCGAGTATTCCAGGACCGACTTCAGTTTCCCGCGTCGGCCTCAGCCTCGGTCGCGCGGAACAGGGACTGCTTGTTTGCCTGCTCGTAGACGTCGTTGAACAGGTCGGGCAGGTCCTCGAACAGCTTGACCACGTTCGCGACGGTGAACGGGATCGGCTGGCCGTCACGGCCGGGGATCGTGCCCTCGCCGTTCGGGTAGAGGCCCGTGCCCCAGGACAGGACGACGCCCTCGGCGACGGCCTCGCGCAGCAGGCGCCCCGAGGCGGCCTCGTCGATCGTCTCGGTCTGGATCGCGCGGCGGTAGGGCTTCAGCTTCTCGGTCAGGATGCGCTTGTAGTGGTCGTTCGACCCGCCGGCGCGCGTGATCTTGATCCAGAACACGTCGGAGTAGTTGAGGACGATGCCCTCCTGCTCCTTGGACTTGTCCGTCGCGAACATGTCGTAGGGGTTCGTGAACTTGCCCGCGGGCTTCGCGGCGTCGGTCTTCTTGCTGGCCACTGTCTTGTCTCCTGTGTGGACGTTGCTCAAAAGGGGAGGGCCCCGAGACACACTGTGCCACGGGGCCCTGGATAGCGTCACCCTCGTCGGATCAGAGCGCGGCGGCGGGCAGGTAGGTGAAGTCCACGACGAGCATGGTGTGGTCCAGGGCGCCGTGGGCTGCCGCGTCGTAGCTCAGCGGGAGCATAATCGGCTTGTCCTTCTCCACCTTCAGGCGGCCGTCGCCGAGCGCCAGGAGCGGGACGTCGAACAGCCAGCCGTCCGGGACGCCCTGAGCACCGGCCCGCGCGACCAGGAGCATGTCGATTGAGCAGTCCTCGTTCTTGAGGACCGCGTCGATCGCCGCAGTGGACGAGAAGAAGGCGTTCATCGAGCCGGAGACCATGAAGTCCCCGTAGTTGATGTCGATGCCGCCCAGCGCGGACACGGCCTTCACGGGGTCGATGCCATTGTCGATCGTCAGCTTGAGCTCGTCGACGTAAGAGGCCAGCGAGACGCCGGTCGTGTCGTCGTTGAAGCGCAGGCGGGTGAACGACGTGGAGGCGTTGAACGCGGTCTGCACGGGGAGCGTCTCGCGGGTGCCGGACTTGGCGACCGCGGTGCGCTCGGTGGTCAGCCCGACGAACGACAGGTCGAAGGTGATCTTGTCCGCCTTCTTGATGTTGATCGCCAGGGTGTTGGCCGCCGCGCCCTCGACATACTCGAACTGGTTCGCAGAGAGCTGGCGCTCGAGGTGGTAAGTGCGCAGCTTCTGCAGAGCCGAAGAGCTCTCGTTCTTCAGCACGTGGCCGAAGAACATCTGGATGGTCTTGCCGGTGCCGGCGTCGGTGACGGGCACGCCGGGGGTGC